AACCTCAATGTCTGTGAGATAATATTTACAGAACATTGAGGTTTTTTTTATGAGCTATGATTTACACATAGCCCACGCTTGCCCTCACCATATTAGGTATGAGCGAGTTGGGATAACAAACGGCAGATTAGTTTCTCCCAGATCACCTATTGGAGGTGTTGGTCTTCTTGAGATAAGAAGAGATGGTGTTCTTCTTAATAAAGAGGGCAACTTGAGAGAAGCTTTTACTGTTGCCCCTCAATCCTCTCCCTATAGGATAAGGCAAGGTAAGAATGTTCTTGGTATAAGGACTTCAAATGGGGATGACTACCAAATCACTATCCCTTCTAAGATATATCAGGCAGAAGCTCTTGCCACATATCTCAAACCAAAGCTGAAAGATGTTATAGTTAGCCTGGAAAGAAAAAGCTTAAAGTTTTCAGATAACCTTGTGGGCTTTAATTTTACTCTATATGGCAGCGTACTTAAATCTTTAGGATATGCTAAAGAAAAAGAAGTTGTTAAAAGTAAAAGAATCACACCACCTTGGTCATTAGTTAAAAGACTGAATGGCTATGACGTTCTTTTTTCAAAAGACCTATCTCCAGAGGGTCTTTTAGACATTTCTTACACAACACTTAAAGAGTTCTGTAGACGCTGCAACAGCACAGGAGTAGAGAACGACATAAGGTGGAATGATCAAGGAGAGATGGGTATTCTAGGCGGTACTGACTTACTTTATCAGAATGTTGCTAAGTCAATACTAACAGAGATAGGTTCAAACCCATACCACAGCTTTTATGGGTCAAACGCTTTAAGCCTTATAGGTCGTAAAGTCAACTCTGGAACAGCCATGTCTTTAAGGGAGAGTGTGAATAGCTCTTTAAATAAGTTAATCAGTGTTCAGAGGCTTCAAAGAGAGTCTCAAGATCTTTCAGCAGAGGAAAAGATTTTGGGTGTTGAGTCTATAACAGTCTCACAAATTGACAATGATCAGACTTCCCTACTTTGCAATGTTGTAGTTAGAAGTGGTGCAGGCCAGCCTGTTAGTGTAAATGTAATCTTCTCTGTTCCTGGTTCAACATCTCTTAATGGAGACTTATAAAGATGAGTTCTTTTAAAATAACAAGACCTGATGGTGTTTCAATTTCGACAAACTTAACCTACTCTGTCACAGAAGATGAAGTTAAGATATATGGTCTGATTGATGGATACTCTAAAATAGAAGCTTCTTATGAGTCCATAGAGTTTACCTCTGAAGGTGCTGAAGCCGATATAGATATCAATCAAGATGGTACTTGGGTATTTCCTAATACCACAGAAGGTTTAGATATAAGCCAAGGATCTAACTCTTTTACTTTCATAGCTTCCGACAACTCGGGCAACAGTACTCGACTTGAGCTTATTCTTGTTTTAGCAAATGATGACTTAGCTGAATCACCAAGCTCTCCTACTGACATTAGAGTAGAAAGAGGGGGTGATAAGGTTGATGTGTCTTGGGTTCATTCAGACTCTAATGTCAACTACTATAATCTATATGCCTCTACATCTTCTGGTGGTGGAGAATTGGGTTATGTTAGAGTAAATGCCTTGCCCATAGATGTTGTCTCTTATGGAGAGAGTAAAGAAAAAGTAAGCTTGATCTCTCAAGTAGTTTCAGATGTTAATACTATTGAAGAAGACCCTTTAATAGTTGAACTTAACCTTAGTCAGAATGATAGCTCAACAACCACAATAGGTTCTTTAGAGATTCCAGAGAATGTAAAGAGGTTAAGGGTAGAAAGTAATGTTAGTTCTACTGAGTTAGAGACAAGGGTTTCTTTTTCTCACAACAGAAGTGCAGACCTGACTTCTACTCCCCCTACGATCCCTTTAGGTGCTTTTAACATTCTCCCCAGAACTGAACCTCTTTATTATGTTGTGACCTCAGTCAACTTTATTGATGGTGTTGAAAGAGAGTCTGTTTTTAGTGTGGAAGTTCCAGGTTTGCCCATAGACATTGAAGCATCTAACTTAGGTTTGCCCACAGTGTCAGATGAAGTTTTAACAAATGAGTTGATTGCATCTATTTACGAGGCAGACCCCTCTGCGAGTGTTCATGCAGGCTCTGCGGTAAGAGATCTCTTTGTAGACCCTGTGGTGTCTGAAATATCCAGAGTCCGATTTATGGTAGACTTTTCTTATAGGTCTACTAACTTTATAAGCCTTTTAGGTATAGATGACCCTTTGAATACAGGGATTTCAATAAGTGTAGCTTCTTCTAGCTACAAGCAAACTTTAAAGGAAGCTCTATTTTTAGATAATGATTTTCAGGTTCAAACTTTGATAGACCAATGTTTTGAACGTCTTGCTTCTAACTTAGGGATTAAGAGAAGAGAGGGTACAAAGTCAAGGGGCGAGGTCACGTTCTATACTTCTTCTACCCCTACTTTTGATCTTGAAGTTTCAAGAGGTGAGATTATCTCCTCTGGTTCTGTTTCTTTCAGGACTGTAGACTCTGTGACTATCCCTTCAGACAGCTCTGCTAGCTATTATAATCCTTTAACAAAAAGGTATGAAATAAAGGTCTTAGTAGAGGCTCTTGAAGTAGGTTCTTCTGGAAACCTTTCTTCTGACAAGATTACACAAGGAGCACCTTTAGGTTTAAGAGTGACAAACAAAGCTCCAACTTTTGGTGGCCTCAATAGAGAAACAAATAGAGACTTAGCTTCTCGAGCTTTATCTTATATCTCATCTGTGGACAATGGAACAAAGGCTGGTTATGAAAGAATAGCTAGAGAGTCTGCTGGTGTGGAAAGTTATTCAATTATAGGTGCTGGCCATGAATATATGGTTAGAGATGGTGGTTTAGGAGGAAAGGTTGACATTTGGGTTCGAGGAGAGGTTTTAAATGAGGTGACTGATGTTTATGCACCCTCTTATAAGTCAGTAAGAGGGGCTCGGTTTACACCTCTTTATTCTGAAGGGTCGTATGTGTTTTTAGCAACGACAGCAACCAATGCTGATCCTTTGTTTGCTATGATTGATCGAGAAGATAAGTTTGGGCTAAAGAACCAGACCTCTGGTGAGTTCTTTGATCTTACAAATGCGACAATCACAGAGGGTAGGGTTATTACTTTAGACTCTAGTTTAGATCAGCCCACATATCGCTTAACAGATATAATCTTAGGTGATTATAGAACAGATGTCTCAAGTCAGGTTGTCTTAGATAGACAGCCTGTGAGGTCTATTGCTTCTATAGCTACAAGTTCTGGTGTAGAGATCACCGACTATACTTTTTATAAGAGTGAAGATCCTTTAGTCTTAGGTCAATCTACCAAATCTTCAGACTATGTAGTTCTTGGCAATAATGGTGAGGAAAAGATTATAGAAGTTCTTGAAGAAGAAGTTACTTTTAATGGTCTTTATCCAGAGCCTCTTTCAAATAAGGGTGTAGATATATCCTCTGTAAGGGTTTACAATCCTTTAAACTCAGTAGATTTCACAAATCAATTAACTTCAAGCACTCCAGACTATAACATTTACACAGAGAGTAATGGCTTAACTTACATTCAAAGAACATCTTCTTCTTCAATAGGAACTTCTGATACTGTGTCAGTCGATTATGAGCATCTTGAGAACATTGTTGTTTCTTACACAACAAATCTTGTTTTAACAAACTTGCAGAGTGTTGTTGACGAAGAAAAGCATATGGGTGCAGATGTTCTTGTTAAAGAAATCACACCCTCTCCTGTGGATGTAAAAGCTTTAGTTTACATTGATCGTGGAGAAGACCCCTCTTTGGTAGATAATTCAATTAGAGCCAATTTAACTATTAGAATAGAGTCAGAGGGTCAAGGGGGTAGGATTTATCCTTCAGATATAATCCGAGAGATAGATTCTGTTGTTGGTGTTTCTCATATAGAAATGCCTTTACTTCAACTAAGTTTAGCAGAGGGTACATTAGTTTTAAGGGAAGAAGTTTTAACAACAGTACCTACACTCATACCAGAGATTTCATTATCAGGGCATCAGGTTTGGGTTTGTGATATTCCTTTAAAGCATATCCCAGCGTTGAATGGTGGTGATGGTGCTAGGCTGTTCTTAGATGGTGTTGAGTACCCTTTATTAAGTAGATCTCAAAGACAAACCATTTCAAATTGGAATGAGACTATAGGCTCTATAATAGGAACAGAAGGTATGTACCTGAATATAGATGGGTCACTTGCAGCTATCTCTGACACAAACCAAAAGCTGGTCATATCCTTACCTCAAGGAAAGGTCACTTCTGACTATAAGATTGAAATAAACTACAGGGTAGGAGACTCCACAGGGTATGTTAATTCAATTGTTCTAAATGACTTTTCTTATTTAACTAGTGGAGACTTTAGCTTTACTTATGAGGAGACTGATAGATGATTTTTGACTATGACCCTCGATTAGAAAGAGAAACAGTCTCTTCTGAATCTTCTTCTTATAGGTTGCTAAAAGACATACTCACAGAGCAAATTGTAGACTCTATGAGTAATGGCACAGCTTCTAACTATATTACAAATTCTTATGGCTCTAACCATAGAATATTGTATGAGGGTGTAGCTAGTTTAATTGCTGATCTTATTTTAAAGTCTGCTGATGGCATTGAAGATAATGAGTACTCACAACTGAGAGCAGAGTATGTTTCAACTCGATTGCTTTATTCAGTTTTTCCAGATGAAGACTCTGTGCCTACTAGCCAAAATGTAGGTGAGGTCATAAATATGCTCTTACAGACTTATGAAGCTCTTTTAGAGGGGGCTACAAAGAAGTCTATTGATGAAGCCCTTAATGATATATTTAATAGGTCAACAGTCACTACAGAAGTAGAGAACTATATTGCTAATATAACCACTTCTATATTAGCTACTACAGAGTTTAATACAGATGGTATTGTCTCTGAACACAAACACCATGCCTTTACCAAAAGTGCTGGTTATGGTTCGACTTTAAAACCTATTGGTTATCGCTGGGGTGATGATCTACATACACATGAAATCATAGATGGTGAAATACAGCCTCATACTGACGCTGATGGTGTTTCTCACACACATGAGATATACTTTGGTCTACCAGAGAATGTAATGCTCTTACAGAGCAATCTGAGGAAGATTTTTGAAGTAATTAAACCCTCACATATAAAAACAGGTGAGATCACATCTATCTTAGAAGAACCAAGTAGCCTTTCTCCCACAATAGAAGACGAAATCAATGGCCTTGATTCTGTGTTCTTGGGCTTGGGTTCTATCTACCAAGAAGATATGAGAAAAGGAAGAGATGGGGTTTGGGAAGATGAGCTTTATGGCTATGTGTCTGGAAAAGAGATAAGGTTTTGGAGACATCCTTTAAATGTTGCCGACAATGTAGTTGCAATATGGGAAGAAATAGACCCAAACACCCAACAAACTATTGTAAAGACCCAGAAGTTGAGGGTTATTTCTACTTTCGAAGAGTCCCCAGCAAACCAAACAGCATTTAATCAAGGAGAGACTCTATCTTTTGTTAGAGAAGTTGCCTCTGCCTCCAACTATGCAGAACAGGTAAGAATACAAAGTGGCTCTTTACTCCCACCAGGTCAAGGTGAAGTAGGGTTGATAAACCTTTCTTTTGCAGATGATGGAGAGCCTTTACTGTATAGTGGTGATAGTAAAGTATACTATCCAACAATAACAGGATATGAGGGAGAAGAAGTTCAGCCTGCAACTAAGCCTTATGGTGACAGAGTAAGGCTTTCTTCATTTGTTGTAAGGGTAGATGCAAACATACAAACAGAAGGCATTACATTATTTAAGTTAGTCTCTTTGCCTTGGTCAGTTCGTAAAACAAGAGAATACTCTATCGACACTTACATCAATGATGGGGTCGATAGCTTTGTCTTAGATTTACCTTCCTATATCCCAGAGCTTTTACAGAAGAATCACAGAAATCTCCCAATCATAGGCAGCGACCTTGAAATTAAACTTAATGGTGTCTCACTACAGACACCCTTCTTCCTTGATCTTCGGACAAATCAAGTTATCTCTCAGCTTCCCGTATTTTCTTTAGGTCAAGAAATTACTTTAACTTATCCCTCTGTGCAAAGCTCTGTTAAGTCTTTTAGGGAGTTGAATAACACGAACCTACTTCTAAACTCCATAAGACCTGTTAGGAAAGTAAGTCTTTCAGGTCGAGGTGGAGATTCAAAGAGGGCTTCAAGACCAAGCTTTACTTCTTATGTTTTAAATCAAGCTAGTCCTGTAAGACCTTTGACTCTTTCCGAAAGGAAGATTAGTTATTCTGTTTCGACTTCTGACATATTAAACACTTTCAACCAGAGCTTAAACAGCTCTTTTGTTTTAAACAGAGGATCTTTCACCTTAAATCTCTCACAAGATCAGGTTTTTGCTCCTGCGGTTAAGACAATAACTTTAACAAGTGGTGAGGTGGCTTTTTCTCAATTAGGCTACATCCCTTCTTTTATAACTTTAGTGGAAGATGACTTAGGCAATAGTTATGACTTCACCTTAAGTAGTTCAAAGCTAGATATTAAAGGAATAAGCAGCTTTCCAATATCTTTAACAATCCATGCAGTTTCTTCTAGTCCTCTAAACCTTAACCAAACATGGCACAAGGGAGATACTTTAGTAGAGGGTCAGGCTTTTGTAGGGTTGAAAGACACATCAACTTTACCTTTCCTTATAGAAAACACCCCAGAAGAGATCATCCAAAACCCTCTAGGTTTAGGTACTGATGAGGGAGATAGGAACATCTTATCTTCGAGAAAGGTTGATGAGTCTGGGGTGTATGGCGAACTTACATTTTATGAGGACTCAGCAGTTGAATATGAGATAGATGGTACAGATGGTTTTGCTAATGACTATAATCCAATTCAATATGAAGACACTCTCTTATACCAAGATCCAACTCTTTATATTTTAGGACCTAGAGTTGAAGTTGAAAGCAATTTAGTAAACACTATCCCAACCTACCTGTTTTTTAATTACTTCTTCTTAAATACTTTCGGTGGTGATGGTCATTACTTTTCAATCTACAGGGTGGGTGCTGATGGTGTAAAGTATTACCAGACACTTACTCTGATTGCAGACAGTGGTGGTTTTCTAGCATTAGAAGAGTATCCAAATTTACCTGCACCTAATGGGTCTCCTTTAGCTTACCGTTTTAGGGATGATGGCAATGGTGGTGGCTTCAATGTAAACTACACAAATGGTGAGTTTGCAGATAACTACACAGCAGAAATAAATGCCTCTTTCAACCACATCCCAAACCAGACTTACTTCATAGAGTTATATATGGAAGAAGATGGAGGTGGTGCTGATACTCTTCATTTCTTCTCAAGTGGAACAAACCAGCCATTTGTCTTAGGTCAAGATTGGTTGAGCTCTCCAGAAACTTACAGACTAGATGATGCTAATGGTGGTGGTTTTGGTGCTGAGTATTATTATGAGGTTTTGTTTGCCACCAATCCTGGTGAAGTTGTTTCTTTTGACCCTTCTACTGATGAGTTCCCAGCTTATTCAAAAGAGAGTGAAGAAGTAGGTTTGACACATGAGGTAGGTGTTCCTTCTTACTATGGAGAAAACCTTTATCCTGTTGCGTATAGTAGCTTTGATCAGAATACCAACTTTATTCCCAGAAATGCTGATGGTAGTATTCAATACTTTTTTGGGGTTGAGGATGAGCTTTTAGTTAGCACAGATGAAGTAATTGCAAGATTTAGCTTTAACTCTAACATTCCTATTTTAACAGATAGCATTTCTTTAACATACTATCTCTACCCTTCTGATATAGAAGAGATTCTTGCCAATACAGAAGATATTGTAGAGGTGACTTATAGGTATCAGTCACCTCAGGTAGAAGATACACTTTCTTACTCTGCCGATGTAGATTACTTCTATGATCTGGGAGATGTTATAGAGGAAGACAACCTATCTTATGGAGATACTGTTTCTACTGTTTACAGATTTAACCCTATAAATGAAGAGTCAAGTATCAATGCTTTTGGTGACGATTTATCTGCTCGTATATCTTCACTGCACTTAGAGGATAGCTTTGATACCAGATCTGAACCAATCATTGCTTCCTATAGCTTAGTTCCTGTTTCAGAGGAGTCACTTGTAGGAGATCTTTCTGATGATGTCTTAACTACATTTGCATATTCTGGTGTAAGTGAGTCTGATTCACTAACTTATGAAGATTCGGTTTCAACAGGGATTCGTAGTTTATTTGTTTCAGACAGTCTAAGTTTTGATGCTGACGCTTCAAGGGATATATCTTTAGATCCCATTGAGGTTGAGAGTGAAATAGTTAAACTAGGTTCAGAGATTACAACTCAGTATAGCTATGCTGCTGTTAATGAGGAAAGTCTTGTTGTGTACTTGAATGACACAGTTAGTTTCCAAATGGGTGTTTCACAAGTAGACACGCTATCTTATTCTGATGATGTATCACATGTTTACAATTTAGGAGGCTCGTCTGTAGAGAGCGATTTGGATATAACAGATGCAGTCTCTTATCGTTACAAGATTTCTTTAACAGACAATGCACCGATAGTAGATGCTTACCCTAATACCAGCTTCTTATTCTCTGCTTCTGCGACAGAATCTTTAACATATGAGGATTCAGTTTCAACAACTCATAATAGAACAGTTAGTGTAGAGGGTTCTCTTTCTTCTTCTGACGCAGTAAGTACAATAGAAACTCCTTCAGGGATTTCTGTTGCAGACACCCTAAGTATGTCTGATACGGCGACCACTTCTATCGGGACTATTTCTGTTCCAAGTTTGGCTGTTGGTGTGAAATATAATAACTTTGCACAGGCAGATGATGAAATGTTCTCTGTTTACATAGGAGAAATGGATACTTTAGTTTATCCAGAAGTGACTGTGTACCAGCCAGACTCTCAAGATCTTTCACCTATTAGTTTGGTAGAAGGAAGTAAAGAGATCAAAGTATTGGCTTCTTCAAGTGACGCTTATGCAAACACTAATGATGATGCATCACTCAGGTTTGGCCCTCTTCAATATGACACAGACTATACCCTGTATTCACATACAAGCTATTTAGATACAACACCTGATATTTCTGCAGCATTTAGGGCATCTTCTTCTGCATTGAACCCAGATGGATTTATGTCTGGTAAGGGCTATACTGATCTCATGCCAGGTAGCACAGATGGAGCTCAAAGGTACTTTAGGCATAGTTTCTACATTAGGTCTTCAGATGATGCAGTGATCTTTACAGCAGACACAGGCACTGATTTTACTTTTGATGACTTAGAGCAGATTCGATTATACTTACACTTCATTTACACATATAGTACAGGAGACAGTGCAGATAACTTTGCAATAAGGCAAGCACCGAATGGGGCTACTTTTGCGAGTCCCGATGGTTCACCTGCATCAACAGGTGGTTGGATAGAGCCTACAGTACATTCTGATGTGGTCAACCATAAGACTAATGGTGTGTATGACTATACTGACTTACCAGATTCAAGTGTTGCAAATACAGATAATGACGCACAGGTTTCATGGGATTTGGTTATAGGCACTCGTTATCATTTGAAGGTTTCTTCTGTAGACAATGCATCAGATTTCCAAGTTTTCCTTGATCCTAGAACAGAAGACAATGGTACTTCATGGAACACTGAATACACCTCGTCTAGCTCTTTGACCTATACCGAGACTTTAACAAATAATGATTCACAAAGTTATACTTTCAACCACTTCTTTACTATTCGTAGGGATGGTTTCATTATTTGGGAACAAGACCCTAGCGGTTCTTAATACTCTTTTTATAAACAACTTTTATCTAAACACTCACTAAGGAGAACACTATGTTCAATATCAAAGGTTATGTAGAGGCTACTTTCAGAGACTCTGAGGGAAATGTAATTCAATACGAAGAGGGTCATAATACAGTTGTTCAAATGTCTAGCAATATTATCATGGACAATATTCTTCCCAGACTCGGAGCTTCTGGAACAGCTACGGGAGTATCAAATCGCCCTGAAGCTACTAACATGGATGATGATACCACATTCCCTAATGGTGGTAACTACATTGGTCCAGCAGGTGCAAGTACAAACACTTCTGCAGCTCATGCAATCAATAACATTGCTTACATTGCAGTAGGTGACAACTTGGGCACAGATTCAGCAGGAAATGCCCATTCCTCACAGAATGCAGATGTTGCAAGTGCAAGCACACAAGTTAACATGGTAGATGATAGCTTTAGCCTGACAAGCACAAACCCTTATTTTGCTCGTTTGGTTGATTCTGTGAGTTTCCCTGCATACAACCAGATTCGATTCACTACTACCTTTGCACTTGGTGAGGGTAATATCACAAATGGCATTGCAGAGATTGGTTTGTGGACTGCTGGTGATAATGTTGATGCAGATGGTTTTGCAAACACCACAACACCAACTGTGACAACTAACATGAGACTTTTTGCTAGAAAAGTTTTGGATAACACCATTACTAAGACTGATGATGGTACTCTTGAAATAAACTACACCATCACATTCAACGCTTAATTTTTTCTTGTTATGAGGTTCGAGAGGGATATTTTTTAGTTGTTTTATCACCTCCATATCGTACCCCATAACCTGTGGAGGAAAATATGATAAAGTCCAAAGTAAATCCCCCTCACACATCTGCCTTAAACTTTGGTTTGGCTTTTGGTGACAATATAGGAATCAAAGTTAAAGGTGATGTCTTTGCTACTCTCAGGTATGAGGATGGCAAAGAAGAGATCGTAATTGATAAGTCCAATATCTACACTTTGGATGGTGGAGTTTTGGCAGCTATTTTGTTTTCTAACAATGCAGGGCAAAGCAACAATAGATTTGTGAATATGCTTGCAGTTGGAACAGGTGCTTCTGGTTCATCACAGAATCCAGACATTCCTGATTATCAACAAAGAGCTTTAAACACACCACTCTATAAGAAAACTTTCTCGAGTGTAGTTTATCGCAAAGCAGATGGGAGCTTAAGTGTTGATGGGAATAATGACCCTATTCCAACCAACATTGTAGATTTCACAACAACTTTTGAGTCTTCTGAAGCTGTGGGTGCTTTAACTGAAATGGGTTTAATAAGTTCAGTCAACAATAGCTTCTTAGAAAACTCCTTTGTTAAAAACCCAAACAACTTCCCTCTTGAAAGAGATGTTTCAGAAGCTGTTTTAGATTATGACGTACTTGTTAATTATTTAACCTTCCCTGTCATAAATAAACCTAATGGGGCAATTCTTGCAATCACATGGCGATTAACTTTTTAAGTAGGAGACTACCCTCATGAAATACCTCTCTTCTACTAGCAGAAACTTAAACCCTGCAAACTATGCATGGGAATCTGTTGTCCATCAGTTTGGAAGACCTCTCCTAGATAGTGAGCTAAACCTTTCTCAAGATATTCTGAGACAGAGACTAGACTTGCCATCTGGTATGATTTCAGACCAATCAAGCATGAATGACAAGAATAGGTTCTTGTTCTATTCTCCTTACACAGGAAACCCTAGAGTCTTAAACCCAGAATTCAGAGCGAATACTTTAACCATTGAAAGGTTCATTGCCTCTGTTAATGGGATGGCTGTGGATGTTAAGGGAACTAACTCTGTAGACCCAGAACTTAACCATGTTGAGCTATCTGAACCACAAGAGGGAATAGATCTAGTAGATTTTGTTTTCTTAGAGGTATGGAGAAAAGAAGTTACTCCATCAATGGATGCCAGAGCCAGACTCAAAGTCTCTAGCCCATTAGCAAATGACACTTTAACCTTTCAAGATGCAAACAACTCTGTAGTAATAACAGCAGGTGTTGACTTTCAAATCAGCAACTCTAGCCCCGAAACGGCTAGAAACCTATCTGAAGCTATAAATAACTATGATGGACAAGGCTTAGGTCTAACTCTTGGCTCTGTCACAGTCACCTCTGAAACAAGAGGCACTCCTTATTTATTTCTCAGTTTAACTGGTGGTGCTAGTGGCAATACTCCAACATTTAATATTACAAGTGGTTCTGTAGGCATACTTGTAATAACCCAACCTTCTGGTGGTTCAGATGGTGAGGGTAAGCCTAATGCAAACAACATTTATTATGCTGGTAATCTTGACTGTCATAGTGATCTTTATTTGGATGATGACATACAAGACCCTACTTTGAATGTTTCTTCGACAAGAAGGGTTCAAATACAGTATCGTCTTAGGGTTCATGCCAATTTTAACTATAGTATATCTCAAGACATCTTTGGCTTAGATAGCTTTGGTTTATTTGCTCAAGGTGCAAATGCAAATCCCATTAACACAGCTACTTTCAGTAGGCATAGTAATGATTCTGGACTTTGGGTTGCAGGCGATGGTTCAGAAGCAAGTGCTTCAACTTTAGGTACTGTTGATGGGTATATCTATGCAATACCTGTAGCTTTTGTCTATAGGCGAAATAAGCCTCTAAATGGCAATGAGGGATTTCACCCCTTAGATAGATATAACACAGGTGCTTTACATGACCATGATGGATCAACCTTACAGGCAAACCCTTATGTAGATCGTGTAGCCACTACATATTCAGATAGGCCAGATGGTCTTTTCTCCGACCAGATTGCAGAAGAAGATGTACTTGATTTAAGAAGAAGAGTTTTCCCTAAAGGTTTAGACTTTAAATCAGAGCTTGTTCATCAATATCATTCTTTACTTGATGGTTTAAATAAGACTTGGATTGCAGAAGCACATAACTTAGCAGATACAGGTAATGGTACAGCAGGGATATCTCACACTCCTCTTATGTGTGATGTTTTTGGGAGTAATGCTAATTCTTTAAACATTGGTAATTACAAGAGAGACTTTAACAATGTTTCCAGAAGGTTCTCTAATGTGCCTTTAGTAGAAAGAGTCTTCTTTATTATCTATCCAGGACTTAACACCTCAGGTATTAGCTACACTCCAAACGATAATGCTCAAGCGAATGGTTGGCACGTTGGAGATACCATTGTTGTAAGTCTGAATGATTTAGATGCAAAGGGAGACACAGAGTGGGTTCCTGTTGATGCATTTGGGTCTATTGGTATAGATTTACCCTCAGGTTCTAAGATCACAGATTTAGGTATGTGTTGGCACAATGATGGTCACTATGTGAATGATATAGTTCAAGATGTAGAGATTTCCTATGTCAACATCACAGATAGTGCAATCTCTGTGGTTCTAGGAGAGAATGACCAAGTTGCTAATGGAGGTATCTCTGGTGCTGCTGATTATGCTGTGGTTTCAGACGATTCTTTAACATTAGGGAGTGAAGCAGTTATTTTCCTTGAGTTGGTTATTGAGATGCCTTCTGGTGATCATGGTTTAACAGGGAGAGTAGATCAGATCCCTAGCTTCGATTCAGAAGTTTATGCAACAGGATCTTGTATTTCTTTGAATGAGCCAGAGGCTGTTGTTAATCTGTATCCTAATGTAGGAAACGGGGTTGCTTCGCCCATTATTAACCTAAGAGAAGGTAAGCGAGAAGTTTCTTTAGAGTATGTTAGGGGTTTGATGACAAGAACTATAGTTTCTACTAGGTCTAGCTTCACATATTTACCTTATAGGGTTTATGGAGATCCATCTACAATCACAATTACAGATGTTTCTGATCCTTTAAATCCAAGTGTTTTAACGCTAGATTCTTCTAGTTCTAAGTTCTCACACTCTGAACCTTTGTTAGCTTGGCAGGCTGTTTGGGTTTCTGGTCAAAGAAGTTTGGAGATAGAGTTCCACCCTGTAGTTCCTTATCCTGCTACAGACACTTCAAATAACTCTATATTCGTCTTTTATAAGAGACAAGCACCTCAGACATGTGGTTCTGACTTTCCGATTGCTAACGACAATATAAGCACTGATTCTGGTGGTGTTGTACCTGTTGAGATGGAGTTGAGTCCTTTAGCAATAGGGGAGAAGATTTCTTCTTTTATGAACTCGGACTTTACTTATCCTTTCCTTGCTCCAACAGAGCATTTAGGGAGTTCTCCTTTAGCAGAGAACAACTATGGCTATGATGAGTATCTGGTTTTGAACAGCAATGAGGTTTTCCTAGATGACTTGACAGTCAATACAGGTAATGTGGACTTATCAAGTTTAGTGCCTTTAGCTTCATCGGTTAAGCTAACACTAGGAAGATCGGCTATACCACCTGTCAAAGACAACTATAACCGAGTTGTCTATCAAACAATGAGTGAAGCTAGCTATTACCCAGCTTCATATGCTAAGAATCTTTCGGTCTTTAACAAGAGCTATAAAAATGCCTTGCCTTGTTTAATGAAAGTCACATCAGACAGTCATGATCTCTACAGAAGTGGAGAGGTTCTGTTAGTGGTTTTCATTAAGACTTCTATTTGGGGTCAATCAGTATCTGTAGATATGAGAGATAATAATTCAAACAACTTAGTTGTTGCGTGTGTTTATAGGACTCGCAATTTGCTTCTTTTAGGAGATTAGTATGCCAAAGAAAACAGTAGACACCGACAGCTTGATTACTGTCAATTCTTCACAAGGGACAGACAGTATCAGTTTGGGCTTAACTTCTTCTTCAAGTCAAAGAGTATCGACTAATGCAGAAGATATATTTTCTTCAAATGCACTAGGTGGGTACTTAGACGAGAACTTGCAATCTAATTTAGATAACTTATCTTCAGAAGCAAAGAGAAACCAGCCCCCTAAGCTAGGCTATGGAGCAATTACTTTTTCAAATGACTTAGGTGTCTCTATATCACATGATGGCCGACCTGATTGGGGGTCAGCAAAAGTGGTAGACTACCCATCTTGGGTCTACAAAAAAAAGATCTGGGCAGAGAAAAGAGAGATGCCTCATATAGGTTTCGGGAATGAGCAAGAAGACTTAGCAACCTCTATATCTGATTCTAAATGGATAAACGAAGGCGGTCTTTATGACACTTTAAATTTAAATTATAGAGACAACCGAGAAACAGGATCTCCTAGTAGCTACAGCTATTATGGTTTTGGAGATACACAATTTGACCATATAGGATTTCCTTTAATTGCTCAGTCTGCACCGAGAGACTCATTTAACTTACTAGACAATAGTCAGATATACCCTTTCTTGTACCAAGAACCTCTTTTCACACCAGATGAAACAAATGATTTATTCAATGCCTCAACAGGTATTACTTTAGGTCTGACCTCTGGAGAGGGCACTTCAAGCTTTGGCTTAAGAAAAGGTGAGCCTGCTATTGCAATGTCTCCTATTTCAACAAGAAGCAACTCACCTTTTAACTCTAAGATATTGATAGATAGCTACAATGATGACTTAGGATTCGTTATTTCTGGCCTACTCTTTCCAGCAGATAGAGGTGTTTTAGCTTTGATTCGTTTTGAATCAGATCCTAACGGAGTCTCATCTGGCATATCTACACCAGCAACCAATGCAGAAGAAGTTTTAAATAGAGTGGTTGCTGCTATAAAGTTAGGGCATGGTGTAGGCCCTCTTGATGGAGAATCTGGTGGTGACATCTTTAATGATTCAGAGGGAGAGACATTCCCCTCTCTTAAAACAGGTCAGTATGATCTGTATGAATTACATACAGGAAACTATATACCAAACTCAACTAGGTCAGGTGCTAACCCCAACTTAGTTGCAGACCCCACTAAAGGTCAAGTACGATTGTTGACAGATCCTTTAGCTTTCAATGTTGAAGATAATACTTATTCTTTAGGGATACCTGTCTTATTCTCTCCATATGACTACTCAAGAGAGGTAGAGGCTCGTTTTTTCTTCCCTAATAGAAACTTTCTTTCTTATAGAATGCCTTTGTTAAAGGATTACTCACCAGAGGGTCTTTTAACACCTGTTGCAGAAAGAGATAGATTCTTTGTTAAAAAC